GTTGAGCGTGGCATTTTCCCTGACACTTACCTTGTGTCACGCCCCGGTGAAACCGCCAAGTTTGTGTCCGGCCCGTGGGATGGTCGAACAGGCATGGTGAATGTGATTGCTGGTGGTGATTTGCGTGAAGCGGGCATGACGCAGGGGCAAGGCCCGCAGCAAACCATTGACCGTCTTGAACGGAACATGCGTATCACTAGTGGTATTCCTGCCGAGTATGGTGGTGAATCCAATTCAAACATTCGTACGGGTAAGCGTGGTGACGCAATTCTTTCCGCTGTGGTTGATTTCCCTGTGCAGGAAGCACAAGAACTGCTTGCCGAGTCGCTGGTTGAGGAAAACAAACGCGCCATTGCTATTGCTAAAACATATTTTGGTGAGGACAGGCGCTCGTTTTATGTGTCGTTTCGTGGCGCTAAGGGGCATGTTGATTACACCCCGAATAAAGATTTTGAAACGGATGACAATGTTGTTACTTACTCGTACGCGGGTGCTGATGCTAATTCTTTGGTTGTCAGCCTTGGTCAGCGTGTTGGTTTGGGAACTCTCTCTAAGCGTTCTGCTCAAGAAATCGACCCGTTGGTTGCCGACCCCGAACTGGAACATGACCGGGTTATTGCCGAGTCTCTTGAACAGGCCCTTCTTCTGAGCGTGCAGCAGCAGGCACAGCAAGGTCAAATTCCACCAGCGGATTTGGCTCAGATCATGCAACTTGTGGTGTCGGATAAAATGACTTTGGCTGAGGCTGTTGACAAGATTCATAAGAAGGCACAGGAACGGCAGGCAACACCGGCACCGGCAGGGTCACCTGCCACCATGCCGGGTATTGCGCAACCACAGATGGGTGCTGAGCAGCCGGGTACTTTACCTGCGCAGTCACCTGCAGCACCGGGTCAACCAACTATGCAGGATTTGTTGAGCCAGTTAGGGGTTGGTGGTAATGCCTAGGGGCAGGTCTAAGGGGTACACGAATCGAACTGATTTGCAAATGGGCAAACCGATGCCTGTTTCAGCACCGACAGGGATGCCGTATGGGGACAATAAAGCGTTGCGTGACGCGCAGCGCAAGGTTCCTATGGCTGGCACTTCGGCACCTAAGCCTCCTGCTGCCGCACCTGCAACCCCTGCTGCTAATGCTGCCCCCGTTGTCCCAACTAATGCGGCGGTAACCCCACTGACCGCACCAACGCAACGCCCAAGTGAACCCATTATGACTGGTGTGAATAGCAGCGCACCTGCGAATGAGATTCAACAGTTGAAGAACAACTATTTGTCGTATTTTCAGGACGCTACCCGTGGCGCTGATGTTCCTGAACAGTTCAACAATTTTGTTATGTGGTTGCGGAACCAATGACCCGTATCCAAATTTTTTCTAAATACCTTGACCCGTTGGGTTTTGATTTGGCACCTTTGGCGTGGCACATTTCTGGGATGCCTTTAGCGGATGAGCAACACACAGAAATTATTAAACTGTTGGGAAGTGATGTGAGTGGCTGATAACACCCGCATTGGTCACAGCCGTGACGAACACAAAAACCCACCGCCACCTAAGTTTCAACCACAAGCAGGGCAGGGTCGTGGTGGTGTAGCAAACAAAGGTTGGGCGCAACCTGCGCATGGCAGTTTGGCTGACCATTTCAAATCGTTTACCGGTGGTGTTGTCAACAGTGTCACCAATTTTGCTGCACCATATGCCGCATATTTCACTGGTCAAGCAATTTCCTCAGCAACACCCATCCAATACCAAAGCAATCAGATGACCGCTATCCCTGTTCAGCAGGGTGCGCAACTTGTTGGAAAAGCACTCAACAAAGCAGCCGGGCCAATACTTGCAGCGGCAACCGCTTACGATGAACACATTTGGAAACCATGGAGCAAAGCCCTCGCCACCACAATCACAACCGGGGCAGCAGAACTTGGGGCGTTGCAGGACGGCAACTTCCTGAACCCAGGGGATGTGTGGCAACGCGCATGGGATCAAGCTGACCGTTCCTCTTTCAACCCCATCACACCCGGTCAAGCAACCGAGTTTTTCATGTCCCAAATCCCGGGTGTTCGACAACTCATTGTTCCGCATGTGGCGCATGTTGAAAACATTTTTGACCCTTTTGAGCGGGAAAAATATAAAACAAACCCGTTGTTGAAATGGTCAACTGGTGCGCTTGATTTGGCTGGATACATTTTTGCTGACCCAACAGTTGTTGGTGGGAAAGTGTTGAAAACAGCGCGCCTTGCAACATTGGCACCAAAAATTGATGCAACCCGTGGCATCTTTTTGGATGCTGAACAGAAAACACTTTTTGACCAAATGCGTCAAGCAACAGTTGAAGCGGAAACAGTTCACCTCAATGCACAGGATGCGTTGCACACAAACCGCATGGGCATTGCTGAAACATCAAACCAAATGCGCGCTGTTGAAGCACAAATCAATGAAATCAAAGCTAGTGGTGATTTGTTCGCTGGCCTTGATGCGGAAGCGTTGCAAAAAACTTTAGATGATTTGAATTTGCAACGCAAAGCACTTGAAACTGAGCGCGGAAAACTGCAAAAAGATTTTTACAAAAGCGGTTTGAAAGTTGAAGAAGTCAAAGCTAAGGGTGTTCCGACTGCTGCTGCTGGGCCAGCGGAGTTCGTAAATCAAGTTGTCAATTTCAACATGTCCGAGTCGCAGATTATGAACCATTACATCATTAAACGGTTTGGGACGAACGCTGGTAACGCTTCAAGCATCATCGCTGCCGCCGCTAAGGGTGGTGATAAAGCACTGGTGATGGATGCTGTGAACGCCATGTATGGTGATGTGAATTCGTATGCCCGTTTGTTTGACCAGGCACCTGTTGTGCATGAAATGATTCGCCGGTCGCAAGGCGATTTGAGTTATTTGCAAACCGTGCTGGAGTCAATGAAAATTCATGGTGGGGATATCGCCCATTATGTTGCCGAGAATAAGCAAATGCAGGCCCGCATTGGTAAGGAACTTGATGATTTGCTGATTCGTGACAAGTTTTTGTCCGAGGCGGTGATGAGTGAAGGTAAGTACACGCCGTTGATGCGTAACCAGTTGCGTCGCGGGTTTGCCAGGTATGGGAACATTGAGGAGTTTCGCGCTAATCGTGCGCGTTCATCTGCTGCCCTTGAAATGGGTTACACACCTGCAACAGCGCAACTTGGTTGGGTTTCCAAGGAGTACCGTTTGCACCATTTGGCTCGACCTGTGGTGCATTTGCAGTGGATTGGTTCCGAGTTTGGTAAAACTTTGCCGCATGGTTGGGTTGCCACGCATGGTATGAACGAATCTGAAGGCATTTTGGAACACAAAGCGTGGCTGCAATCGGTGCGGGAGTTCACCCCGCAGCAGCGTGAACAGTTTTTGAATGAGTTCATTGCAGCGGGCCAGAATAGGTTGCGCAGAGAAATGTCTATTGGTGATTTGCGTAGCCAAATTTTGTTGAACCATGAACGGGAAGCAGTGATTGCTACCGCTAAAAGTTTCAACCCACAGTGGGCTAGGGCTTTGCGTGGTGCTGATGGGAAAATTTTACGCAACGCTGACGGCAGTGTCAGGGTGTATGCGGATGAAATTTGGGATGCGTACCAAAGCAAACGGGCAGCACAAATCCGGGCGTTCAAGGAATCAAAACTGCCGGGCAAAAAAGGTTACGGCATTAGCGAAGATGGCAAAATTTTGCGCGCACCCGTCCTTGATTCGCAACTTGAGTTTTCACACCCAATGCTTCACATCGGTGAACTCACCCAAGCGTTAGGTGAGAAAGCATTCTCCGACAACCTGCTTGGTGTCATTGACACTTTGAAATACATGCCACCTAAGGTTGCCGCAACGAAAGCAGCGGAAGCCTTGTACACCGCAATGGACAGGGTGTGGCGGCCAGCGGTTCTGCTTCGACTTGGGTACACGCAACGAAATGTTATGGAAGCATGGTTACGCACAGCAACCCATTTCGGTGGGCAAATGGTGTTCATGGCACCGTATGTTGCTAAGGGTGCCAAAAATTTTGCTTTGAACCGCTGGTCGCGTTTTGATGAACGGCTTTTTTCGTTGCAGCAGTGGAAAGAGTTTGCACAAAACGGGATTGATATTCCTAAGGTTCCACCGTTTGTGTGGGGTCGTTCAAAGTTGTGGTCAGCGCACCTTGAAGACACAATGGTCATGCAGCAGGAAGAACTTGCACAGCAACGCATGTGGCATGAATCGTTGCAACAAGCAACTAAAGATGAAGCTTTGGCTGACATTGCTGACGCTGAAGATGCCATTACTGGTATCAAACACATTATTGATTCCAAGAAGAAAGCCGGAATGCCAGTTGAGGCTGACCTCACGGAGTCTTTGAGGGATCACAGAAACAAACTGAAAATCGCTAAGCAGCGTCTTGCTGATGCGGAAGATGATTCTTTGTGGATTGCCGGTGACATCATTGACGCTAACCAAGCGCGCCTTGATTTCACTATGCAAAAGTTCCGTGACTGGAACACCCAAATGACAAAACTTGGCAGCAAAGAGAACCGTGCTTATGGTGGTGTGGAAGATGTCCCTATTGGGCATTACGACTTCCCTGGCATTTACTCTGACACAGCGGGTAGGGCTGCGCGTGGTGAAGTATCAGCGGATTCGCGTAACATTTTGGATTCCAACACTGAATCTGTGATATCTCTTGATTCAATTCGTGCCGTTGGTGACCGCTGGGAACGCCACGACCCACCGCGTTTCAACACTGGTCGCACCCCTGAAGAAATAACAGGTCACCAAGCGTACTGGTCATCTTTGGAACGGGCCATTCACCAGTTGCGTAACGACAGCCTTGGTGAGGTTTTGTTACGCGAATACGCAAAGCACCCTAATGCGGATGATGCTATTGATGCGGCTATCACAGCGGGCGAAAAGTGGCTAACCAAAGCTGAGGGTCGTTCGTACATTGATCGTGTGAAAAGCATTGGCGAGTTTGACCCAACAATGACACCGCAAGCGGTTGCGTCTGAACGGATGCAACAAATCTTTGACCACGCTGCGGGTGAGGATGCAATCATTCGACAGATGGCTACGGATAAGAACCGTATCCTTGGTAGCCAGTTGCGTAGGGATTTGTTCAACAATGAGAACACTGTTCCTGTTCACGGTCAGCAGATTCAAACTTTGCGTGAAATCAAAAACGGTAGGGGTTATTACACCACTTTCAAAGCGGGTTACAACACTATTGTTCAGAAGGCTTTCAAGTATTTGGGGTCTTTACCTGAGGACACACTGGTTCGTCACCCGTTTGCGCAACTGTCGTACAACCGTTCACTGGCTGAACAAAGTGAACGACTCATGGCACAGAATGTGACGATTACGCAGGAAATGATGGACACAATGGTGTCCACAGCGCGCCAAATAGCGTTGAATGATGTGCGTAAAACTTTGTACACCATTATGCGTAAAAGTGCTGTTGGTCAAAAAGTGAGCTGGTTGTCCCCGTTCATTCAGGCGCAAAACAATTCGTTGCTCACATGGTCACGGTTGTTGTACGAAAACCCTGAACAAATTGGCAGACTTGAACAAGCATGGCGTAACCTTGACAAACTTGGAACTGTTGAAAAAGACCCAAACACTGGTGAAACAATGCTCACTTTCAGAGTATTCAAACCCATTGAGAATGCCATTCGCCATGTGTCACCTGCTATGGCTGAGGCTTTGAAAACTTACAGCACTTGGGCTTTGCCTAAAGCTGGTATCAATTTGCTTGCAGCCGGCTGGCGTGGCGATGACTTGACAACTCAACTCATTCAAACCACTGGTATTGGGCCTGTGGTGCAAATCCCTGTTGGTTGGTGGATTCGCAGCAACCCACAAATTGACCAGGACTTGTACCGTTTAACTGGGCAACATCTTCCTGCTCGGGAAATTTTGTCTAAGTTCGTTCCTGATGACCAGTTGCCGCGTGAAAACAATTGGTTGGCTGCCATCACTAACCCGTTGAGTCCGGCTTGGATGCGTAACTTGACTGCCGCAGCGCAGGGTGATGACTCGTACCGTTTCGCTGAAGCGGTGTTGACGATTTCTATGAACAAGTTGCGCCGCCAAAACCTTGGTGATGAACCAGTGAAATCGTTGAACCAAATTTATAAGGAATCGGAACATGAGGCAACCATGTTCATGTTTGTTCGAACAGCAGCGAACCTTGTGCTTCCTATTGTTCCACGGTACGAAACAGCGTTGCAACCATACATAACACAGTTGCGTGATTACCAAAACAAGTTTGGCAACCGTGAGGGTTTTGCTAAGTTTGTGGAAGAAAATCCACAAATGTGGTATTTGAACGCTTCACTTACATCAAACCCATCGGGCATGGACTCCACCACTAAGTCCGTATTTTTGGCTAAACGCCACAAGGATCTTGTGGATAGGGTTGCTGGTCTTGGTGAGGAGTATGTGTCCATGGTGACGGACACTGAAACTAATGGCAAGTTTGATGTTGCTTCTAACTTGTGGAAGCGTGGTTCAGGTTTCACAGCGCGCAAGAACCCTTTGGAGGCTTTGAAGTTAGCGAAGGTTGCTAAGGGCTGGTTGGATTACCACAAAATGAAAGAAAATATTAACGGGTTCCTTGCGCAAAACAATTTGACTTCCATTCAGCAGGCCCCCGAGTTGGCTGACAGGCAGCGCACCTACATTCAACAGTTGAAGGAATCTAACCCTGAGTGGTATGACGCTTACAACAATGTGTTGACGAAAGCTTGGATTAAGAATGTTCAGGCTGCCCGTGAGGTTGCGTTCAACCCTGCCGTTGTCAGAAATGGTAAGGATTATGAGCATATGAAGTTTGTTCGAGCGTATTTCAGTATGCGTGACAATATTCAAAAACAGTTGGAAAATTACACCCGTGACATGTTGACAGCAACATATGGCCGCCCACCAACTTTAGCTGAGATTCATGCTAACTCACCGCGTATTGATTCTAAGATTGCGGAGTCGTTGCGTGTTGAGCGTGACGCTTATGTGAAGCATTTGAAATTGAATCCAATGTTTGCACAGTTTTATGACCGTTGGCTTGATTCTGACCAGTTCACTTATGTTCCTGAAGGAGAAAACTGATGACTGATTACACTGGTTCCACCCCACCATCTAATCCGCGCATCGGGGACACTTGGAATGGTCAAAGTTGGAATGGAACAGCGTGGGAAGTTCAAGGTTTCAGTTCATCTGGTATCACATTTCAGCAGCAACAAGATGACATGAAAATTGTGTGGTTTGGTGACAGAAACGGCAAACCAATGACATCCACTGTGAAGGACGCGGCAGAAAGTTTCACTAGATCAATTTTTGATGCCAACTCCCCCAATCATGCTAAGAACTGGGCAATAGCAACCACCCTTCTCAACGCAGGGGTTTTCGGTAAAGATAAAACTTTCAACGACCCGCAAGCCATGACCACTGTGATGCGCCGAATTTTCATCGATGCAGCGAATGTTTACAACGGTGGTAAAGGCAAAAAGGTTGACCCGTACAACAATTTTGCCCACAACCAGCAAGTCATTGCCAGGTTCACTACGGCAAGTAATGATGTGCAAACACAAATCAACCGCACTGGTTTCACTGACCAGCAGGCAACCCTTATTGCTAAGGGTGCGTTTCAGGCTGCGTTTGGTCGCGCCCCATCGGATAAGGAAACAGCGGCGTACAAGAAAGCATTAATTAAGGCTGCTGCTGCCGCACCTAAAATCACAAAAACCACAAAACTTGCTGGTGGTGGAACGGACACAACCAGTTTGGGTGGGTTCAATTTGAAGGCATGGTCAGCGGGTTACATGTCAGGGTTGGTTCCTAAGGAAAGCAAAGCCGCTGATGTTCAAGGCACAGCAGGCCAGTATCAGGACACAGTGAAACGAACCCTTGAAGATTATGGTATTAAACCTGATGATTCTCTTGTGATGAACTCGGTGCGTTATTTGATGGATGGCACTTTGACGCAGGAAAACTTTGACCAGCATGTTCAGGGCATGGCTAAAGCTAAGTATGGGGCGAATGTTGCGCAGGCTATTGATAATGGTGTGACTGTTCGACAGTTGATGAAGGAGTACACGGACACTTATGCACAAATGATGGATAAGAATGCAAACACTTTGAATGTGCATGATATTGCTGCTTTGGCTACTACGGATGACCAGGGTCAGCAGCGTTTGTTGACTGGTACGGAGTTTTCTAATAAGTTGCGTCAGGATCCGTCGTGGTCTAAAACTTCTATGGCTAAAACTGAGGCTTATGGTTTGGCTAATTCTATTTTGTCTAAGTTTGGTTTGGTGAAGTAATGGCTCTTGTTCAAATGCCCAAAGAGGGTCAGGTTGATCCTGAGAATCCGAACAAAATTTGGCATAATGGTGTTGGGTTTATAACTGAAGAAGAGTACAACAAACTTGTTCCCCCTGCTAAACCAGCGCAAGGCGACTTGTGGAATTCTTCTGATGGCAAAAAACTTTGGGATGCTAAATCTAAGTCTTGGCTGCTTGAGGATGCGTATAACAAAGTTGTTCCTCCTGTTAACCCAGCGCAGGGTGACAAATGGGGTTCTTCTGATGGTGAAAAACTTTGGGATGCCAAGTCTAAAAAGTGGTTGATTCAAAACGAATATGACAAGGTTGTTCCACCTAAGGATCCTGTTGATGGAACTAAGTGGAATTCTTCTACTGGAAAACAAATTTGGAATGGTAAAAGTTGGGAAACTGAACCTAACTATTACAAAAATAAATTCACTAATGCTAAAACTGATGCGGATAAAGTCAAATGGGGTCAAGCGGCAGCTGATTATTTTAAGAATGTCAACCGCACTGATTACAACAATTATGTTTCTAAGGTCAAAGAAGCGCAAGCAAGAATTGATAAAGCAAACCAAACGGCTACTACAAATAGTTCATCTAATACAACTAACTCAACTGGGTCAACTTCTGTAAATGCATTTGTAGAGGGCCAAGTTGATCCTGAATCAAACAAAATTTGGCACAAAGGTACTGGGTTTGTAACGGAAGAGGAATACAACAAACTTGTTCCCCCCACCAGTCCAGCGCAGGGTGACAAGTGGAACTCTGCTGATGGTGAAAAACTTTACGACGCTAAATCTAAAAAATGGTTGGTTCAAAGCGAGTACGACAAAGTTGTTCCACCTGCTAATCCCAAAATGGGTGACAAGTGGGGTTCTTCTGCTGGTGACAAGTTTTATGATGGAAAAAAATGGGTTGACAAAACAACTTACGATGCGGCTGCCAATAAAGTTGAAGGTAAGCGGTTGCATGATGTGTGGGCTAACGCACCAGCCAACAGTCAACAGAAATGGGATGCTGGTGCGGAGTACATGGCTTGGGTTAAAAAGTATGACCCCAAAAACATTCAAAGCATCACAACTAGCCAAGCAACCCTTAAAACTAAACTTGTTAAATCTGGTGAATGGAACCCAGGTGGTGGCACAACAAACAACACAACTGGTGCGCCTGTTACGGGTGTTGATGGGCAACCAGGGCCGGATATTAATTCGGGTAACAGCAACACAACAAACCCAAGTGACGCACCTAAGGATCCCAAGGTTGGGGACATTTGGAATAATCAGTACTGGAATGGTAAAAGTTGGATAAGCAAAATAGCGTGGGATGTTTTGCAATCTTTAACTGAACCGAAAGACACAACAAAGGACACTACTGTGGTTACTGCAATGGATTTGCCTGATTCGCTTTCAATTCTTCGAACAATGTTTGCGCAGTATGGTTTGCAGGATTTGGCTGCATCAGTGTCCAAGTATCAAACTGATCCTAAGTTCAAGGATGCCACAGGGAAACTTGATGATTTTCTTGTGATGCAGGATTTGCGTGAGCAACCGTCGTATAAGAATCGTTTCGCCGCGAAGTTGAGCCGTGATGCTGCTATTCAGGCTGCCGGTCAAGCGGGTCAAACAACAATGATGCAACCCATTTCTGAGGGTGACCAGTTGGCTTTGGAGAAGCAGTATTCTGATTTGGCTAAGCAAGCTGGTTTGCCTGTGGGGTTTTACGATAATCCTTCCGATTTCACTACTCTTATTACGAATGATGTGTCTCCTGATGAGTACACAACCCGTATTGATATGGCGCAGCAGGCAGCGCTGCAATCGAATGCTGATTTGCGTGACCAGTTGCAGAACCAGTTTGGTATTGGTGAGGGTGATTTGACAGCGTTTTTCCTTGACCCAAATAAGGCCCGTGAGGTTACTGCTAAGAGAACTAATGATCTTGTGAGGCAGTTCAATGAGGCTGCGTTGTTAACGGCGGGTATTTCTGGTGATGTTATTGCGCAGGCAGCGCAGAATGCGGTTCCGGCTAATGTGAATGTATCGTATTTGAAAACACTTGCAAATGAAAACCTTGGTTTGGCTCAGGGAACTGTGGCCGGCGAGAAGGCTGTAGTGAGCCAACAGCAGGTTGCTAATGTGCTTATTGCGGGTGCGCAAGGCAACAAGGGTAACCCTGATTATGAGGCACAGAAAGCACTTGAAACAGGTATGACGGTGAAGCGCAAGAAGTATGAGTCTGGCGGTTCCATTGCAGCAACCGATAAGGGTGTTATTGGGTTGGGTAAAGCAAACAACTGATACCCTTAGCAAGCCCCCACAGACCGCCTCCTTCTGTGGGGGTCTTGTGCTATCATGGGGTTGTTGGTTCCGCAGATGTGTAGTCACCTACCGGACGGTGTGATTTAGACCAACAAAAGTCCGATGTGGCAGTGACCCGCGTGGTAGCGCGGTATTCATTCCAGCAGCCTCGCTGCAAACAACCGAAACTTCTACCCCACCGCCATGTTTCTCGGATGTGGCGAGAGATTGGAAACGAGAACAATGTCCGAAAACTTTTTTGAAGATGACGATTTCGATACCCAGGATGAACCCCAACAGCAACAGCAGGAAACCCCAAACCGTGACCGTAAGTGGGTGCGGGATTTGGAGAAGCGCGCTAAGGATGCTGACAGGGTGAAAGCTGAAGCGGAGTCGGCTAAACGCGAACTGGCTTTCATGAAGGCAGGAATTGATTTGGATTCCCCTACAGGCAAGTTGTTCGCTAAGGCGTATGACGGTGAAGCATCACTTGATGCGGTGAGGTCAGCGGCACAGGAGTACGGTGTTTTGGATCAACCCAAGACACAAATCCCGGCTGATGAGTTCGCTGCTATTAACCGCATTGGCAGCGCTGCTGCTGGCGGTCAGGTGAATGACCCGGTGGATTACGCAGCCGAAATCAACGCAGCTGACACCCCTGATGCTGTTTTTGCGATACTTCAGAAGGCTGGTGTGTCGTTGGATTATTCGGCCCCTGGTCATTGGAAAGCCATCTAACTACTACACCTAGAAAGGGTGTGACATGGCTACACAATCTCAACTTGGTACTTATTCGCCTATTCAGAACACAACGACTGGTAACTTTGATCTTGTACAGACGGCGTATGAGAAGTTGGCGTATTTTTCTTTGCGTCCAGAGTTGTACTACGACTCGGTTGCTGAGGTTAAGGCAACTGACCTAACTAACCCTGGTGCAACCCTAAAGTTCACCATTTTCAATGACATTGCTGCCGCTACGACAGCGTTGTCTGAAACTGTGGATATTACCCCAACTACTTTGGATGATTCGCAGATTACTGTGAGCCTTCTTGAGTACGGTAACGCCATTCAGACTTCGGCTCGTTTGCGGTCTGTTGCGTTCATGCAGGTTAACCCCATCATTGCAAATGTGCTTGGTTTTAACGCCGGTATTTCTGTTGATGGTATTGCCCGAAATGTTGCGCAGATTGGTCAGAACTATGCGTTCAACACTCTTGGTGTTTCTAAGAACACTACTTTTCAACCGTATGTGGATGCGACTGGTTCGCAGGTTCGTACGAACCTTGGTACCGCTAACACTTTGAGCGCAGCGCAGGTGTTGCGTCAGGTTGCTGCGTTGCGTGGTGCAAATGTGCCTACCTTCAACGGTTTGTACAAGTCTTACATTCACCCGGATGTTTCGTATGATTTGCGTCAAACCACGGGTACGAACGGTTGGGCTGACCCTCACGCATACTCTGACCCGTCGGGTATTTGGAACGGTGTCATTGGTGTGTTTGGTGGTGCGCAGTTCATTGAAACCCCACGCGCCCCGTTGTTCGCTAACGCTGGTGCATCGGGTACGACTGCCGGTACTGCCGCAACATCCATCTCATCCATCACTGTTGCCACTTCTGGTAACACCACAACGGTGACGGCAACCACAGCGGCATCACACGGTATTGTTTCTGGTGGTTTCTTCTCCGTTGCAGGTAACGCGGCAACTGGTAACTCGGCACTGAACGGTGACTTTGTTGCTAAGGCTGGTACCACTGGTTCCACGCTCATCTTTGACCTGCTTCCTGGTAACACTTTGACTGACACCACGGTGTCAGGTTCGGCTGCTGTGAAGGTCATTCTTGGTGGAACGAACGATGTGTACGGAACCTTGTTCATGGGCCGTCAGGCTCTTGCTAAGGGTTTCTCTGTTGGTGGTGGTTACGGTGAGCAGCCTGTGATGGTTGATGTGCCTGTGACTGACGCTTTGCGCCGTTTCGAGGGTATGGGTTGGAAGCACCTTGTTGGTTACTCGGTGTTCCGTCAGACCGCGTTGCGTCGTGTTGAGTCTGTTTCGTCCATCGGTTCGAACGCTTCCTGATGATGGTGGGGGAAGTGGCGGCTTCCCCCATCTCATCCTTACGATGAAAGGTCAATGATGGCTGCTATGAAAAAGAGTGGTTCCACTACTAAGTCCATTAAGGGTGCGTCTTCTTTGCGCAACACTGGTAAGTCTGCGCAAGTTACCGCTAGCATCAAAGCTTCGGGTGACCGTGTGAAGGCTGCGGGTGACCGTGTGAAGGCTGCTGCTGCCCGCACAGCTGCTAGGAATGCTGCGAATCAGGAGAAGGCTGTTGCCCGTAAAAAGGCTGCCGCTGACCGCACTGCCGCTAACACAATGGCTACCGCAGCGCGTAAGTCTGCTGCTGACACAAAACTCACTTCAGGTGCAGGTTACGCGCGTTACGCCGCAAAAAACACTGGTGCTAACGCTGACACTTACCGCTCATACTTGCGTGACCAAATTAAAACCATGGGTGAACGCGGGTATCAAAATTATTTGAAGAAGAACCCTAACGCCACCCGTTCCGATTACAGCGCGTATGCCAAGGAAAACGTGAAGAACATGGCTGCTCGTGCGCGCGCCAAGAAAACTGGTATGTGATGAGTAAGTTCCACAAACTTGCTGGCAACAAACTTGATCCGTTGTCATCGACGCACAGCGCAGTGTTTGAGGTTCAAACAGGTGAGCGTTACGCAAACGCAACTGCTATGGCTAAGCATGAGGCAGGTGAGTCTGCTACCCAGCAGGCCCGCGAAATTCCAACCTATAAGGGGTTACAGTGAAGAAGAGCAACGCCGCTAGCCACAAGTTGGCTGGCAAGAAGCATGACATGCTTTCAAAGACCAACACTGGTGTGATGAACAGCAAGCATTTTGGGGTTGCATCTAACCCTAAGGTTGTGAACGGTAAGAACTGCTGATGGCCGCTAAGAAAGCCCACCGTGGGTTTGCTGCGGTTCAGAAAGAAATCAGTAAGAAGCAAGGTATCAGCATGGATCGTGCCGGTGCAATTGTTGCTGCCGGTGCGCGTAAGTCAAGTGCGGCGGCGCGTAAAGCTAACCCTCGTTTGAATAAGGTTAGTGGTATGCCCCCCATGTCTAAGGCACCTCGCCGTAAGGCAAAATAGTGTGTGGGCGGTGACCAGCCGGTTGTGGTTGGCACCGCTCACTTGACAGATTGGATTTGTTGTGGCTGTTGGTCATTCTAGGGTTTCTGTTGGTACGACTGCTACTCGTTTGTCGTCCACTGCGCTTGTTGATCAGACTGTGGTTGTGCAGAATCCTGATTCGACGGTGACTGTGTATTTGGGTGGGTCGGGTGTGACGACTTCTTCGTATGGGTATGCGCTTGGCCCTGGTCAGTCGTTTACTTTGCAGTTGACTGTTGCGGAGGGTTTGTTTGGTGTGGTTGCTTCTAGTTCTTTGACTGTGAATACTCTTACTCAGGGTGTTTGATGTCGCGCGCTAGGTTTGGTTGGGCTGGTCGTGGGGCGCGTAGTGAGCGCCGTTTTCGTGCCGGGTTTAGTGGTGGTGTGGCTCAACCTCCTGTGACTAGTAATTTGTATGCGTGGTATGACGCTTCTGCTGTGAATGGTTTGTTTGCTGCTAACCCAACATCGGATGGTTCGGCGTTGTCTGCGTGGAAAGATTTGTCAGGCAATGGTCGTGACCTAGCGCAAGCTACTGCTGCGTATCAACCTTTGTTCCGTAATGCTTCACGGAACTTGTTGTCTTACAATCAGGGTGCTACTTGTGAAGATGGAACTATTACAAATAGTTTGCAATATGCTTTAAATGCAACCGTAACTGCTTCAACAACACAAGCACTTTACGGTAATTATTCTGTTTTGATAACACCACAGGTGGCTTCAGGTAACTCACAAGTTGGCACTTTGAGAACTTTTGGTGATGGGACAACAGGCACCCCTGTTGTTGCTGGTCAAACTTACACTGGCATGGTTTCAGCGCGTTCTGGTTTAAATGTGCGTGGTTGTTTGTGTCGTATTTATTGGTGGAAATCTAATGGTTCAGCATCAACGGTGAAAGCAAGCAGTTCTGGTACTCAAACCAATAATTCAACTAGCGCGTGGACTCAGTATACGGTTACTGATAGTGCGCCTTCTGATGCAGCGTATGCAACTGTTGCTTTGCGTGTTGATGCTATTACGGCAACAACTGATATTCATTACGCCGACCAATTTGGTTTGTTTGATGGCACAGTCACCACTTGGGTTCCCCCTGTTACTTTGTTGAATAGCCTCCCAACAGTGCAATTTGATGGCAGCAATGATTCTTTAACTTCGGGAACAACATACCAAAATGGTGTTCCTTATTCTGTGTATGTTGTTGCCGCTAGGGATGGTATTGCGGTTAGTGGTAATGAGCAGTATTTGTGGTCGTTGCGTGATGCTGGTAAGAATGGTTTGCGTGGTTTGCTTACCACCTCAACAAGCACAACAAGTACATGGCAGGGGGCAGTTGTTGCAACATCAGGAACACCAACATCAGCAACAACTGCAAGTTCCGCACTGGGAACACCGTATGTTTTTACAAGCATTTATTCGGGAACAAGTTTGCAGTTGTCAAACATTGCAGCAGGTTTTAATGGAACAATGACAAGCAGTTCAAGCACAGCGCTGATGACTTCTGCGTCTAGCCAAATTTATGTTGGTGGTTTGGGTTTAGCAGGAACACTCAGTGGTCGCATTTTTGCTGTGTTGATTTACAGCGCAGCGCATGACACCACTACACGCCAATCCATTGAACGGTGGCTTGGTGCAAAATACGGAATCACGGTGGCGTAATGGCAACCCCCGCATGGCAACGCAAAGAAGGCAAAAACCCTCAAGGCGGGTTGAACGCTAAAGGTCGAGCATCCGCTCACGCACAAGGCATGAACCTGAAAGCACCAGTCAAATCGGGTGACAATCCTCGCCGCGCTTCGTTTCTTGCGCGTATGGGTAACATGCCAGGGCCGGAACGCAAACCTAATGGTGAACCAACTCGTTTGTTGTTGTCTTTGAATGCGTGGGGTGCGTCAAGTAAAGCGGATGCGAAAAAGAAAGCAGCGGCTATTTCTAAAAGAAACAAGGGTGCAAAGTGAAGAAGGTGTGGGAAACCCCTAACCCTAAAAAGAAGTCAACCCCGTTGACAACGGGGCAGAAGCGTTCCGCTAAAACTGCTGCCGCTAAAGCTGGCAGGCGTTACCCTAATCTTGTTGATAACATGCGCGCGGCTCAAAAGGGCAAGTAATGCCTTCGTTCACACCGCCCACAAGTTTGCGTAACCCACCTGTGCTGGATAAGCAGCGCACAACCGCACCTTTCAAGTATTACAAAGGAACCGCGAAAGCACCGAATGTGTTTGTGTGGGATGACGGTAGGGTTGCGGAGAATTACAACCCGCCAACGGATCGTGCTAAGTACGAGTTTTTGGGTGGGCATCAACCTTCTGCTGTGACTGATACGGTTGCCTCGAATTTGTTGGCAGCGGGTTATTCTCTTTACCCTGATGACATTATTGGCGCTAGTGTTGTTGGTACTGACATTGTTGTGCAAGTGGTTGCGGGGACTTATTCTCGTGGTGTTGGGGCAACTGGTACAGCGAATATCACTTGGTCTGTTTCACCGTCAACGCAAAAAGGGTCGCAGGGTTGGGCGCAGGGCGCGTCAACAGTCACCATCAGTGGTGTCACTTGGGTTGCGGGAACCACTTACACCATCAGTTTGACCCCCGCAAATGCCGCCAATTCGGGGAATGTTTTTCAGTTTGTTTACACACCGTAGGAGGGTTTGTGTCAGAAATTTTTGAATCCAGTGGTGGCACTACTTGGCAGAAAACTGGTTACACATGGAACGCGGTTTCTAAAAAGTCACGGCTTGTTGACGGAAACACAAGCAAACTTGCTAACGGTTCCATTAACTATTGTGGGGCGTTTCAAGACACAACCACCCAAACCATTGCAAGTACAACTGTGGCGTATGTGATGACTTTGAACACTGTTGATTACTCAAACGGTGTGACTGTTGAAAGTAACCCAACAGGGCCAGCTAATTCCCGGGTTGTGTTCCAAAACAGTGGTGTGTACAACATTCAATGGTCTGGTCAGTTTGAGAACTCAAATGTTTCCATTCGTGATGTGAGTGTGTGGTTGCGTAAGAATGGTTCCGATGTCACTGGTTCCACTGGTTTGGTGAGTGTTCCTAACGCGCATGGTGGTAACAGTGGTGCAATCATTGTTGGGTGGAATTACATTTTGCAAGTGAATGCTGAGGATTGGATTGAGTTTGTGTGGGCTGCTTCTAGCACAGCGGTGACTTTGGCTGCTTCCCCAGCTGGCACAACACCAACAACACCAACCACAGCGTCCCTCATCATCACCGCAACACAGGTTTAGGAGTCACCATGTCACTTCACTACAGAACCCACCCCGAGTATGTTGAGGGTTGTTTTGGTTGCAAAGTTGGAACTTTGATGCTCGCCCCAAGTGTTGCCGCGTCCACAGCGGGTGGGCAGGCAGCGTTGCGTGACAAGGCTAGGGAAAAACGCTGGGCAACTGACATGCCGGCGTATAAGCGTTTGCGTGAACAGGGCTACCAACCACCACGCATCGACGGGTCAGCAGCGCTGGAATCGCAGGCTTCGTCACGGTTTGAAATTGAGTCCGGGAAAGCGTTCCCTGGGCAGGAGAAGAAGGTTGCTGACGCGGTATCCTTTGTTCAGGAAAGTATTGGTCGTTCCGTTTTTGAACCAGCAAAGGCAGCGCAGTGACTCTCGCTTCGGATTGGATTGAACGCACTAAGACATATTTGTTGTCTGGTGTTCAGGAGGAGAAAAACAAACTCGCTTCCGCGTACACCGCTGGCAGTGGAACTTTGAGTTTCACTTACGACCTTATGGGTATTCAGCCGGGTACACGCATTGAGATTGGCACGAACCTTTTGTATGTGTGGGAGGTGAACGGTAAAACTGCCACGGTGACTGGTGGTTGGGAGGGTTCCGTTGACGCTAACGCATCATCGGGTGCGATTGCTACTGTGAACCCACGGTTCCCTGCAGCGCAAATCCTTGAAGCGTTGAACACTGATTTGGTGGATTTGTCTAGCCCAGCGCATGGTTTGTATCAGGTTGGTACAGAAAACTTGACTTACAACCCGTTGCTGACTGGTTATGATCTTGATGGGGTTACTGACCTTATTTCTATTATTGAGATTCGTGGTCAAACACCGGGTATTTATAAGGATTGGCCGCGTGTGAACACGCAGAAGTTTAGGGTTATGCAAACCGCACCAACAGGGTCGAATGGGTTTGCTTCGGGTAAAGCGTTGTTCATTTATGAGGACATGTATGCGGGTTACCCAATTTGGGTGACTTACAAGAAGGGGTTCACTGCGTTAGCGTCCACAACAACGGATGTGTCCACAACGAACCTTCCCACAACCGCTTACGATTTGCCTCCGCTTGGTGCGGCTATTATTTTGATGTCTGGTCGTGAGGTGAAACGGGCGTTCACGGAGTCACAGGGTGATACCCGTCGCGCGGTTGAGGTTCCTGTTGGTGCCACCACAGCGTCCATGAATGGTTTGCGTGGTTTGCGGGCGCAGCGCATTGAAGCTGAGAAGCAACGCCTTGATGCGTTCTACCCAATCATCAAGGATGCTTAATGTCGTATTACTCGATTAGTCTTGGTTCACATTTCGGGGCTAGTCTTTCCGCGTCAGCGAGCGCAGTGAACTCATCTGTTCCCGGTTTATTCCCTGTTGCTGTGGGTGGCAGACCGTATCTTGTGAACCTTGACCCACAGTTCAGTTTGGGTATTCGTTTCTCACGCGACTCGTTGCCTTTGTTGCGCACCCAAGCCGATAACGCTAGAACCTCAGGTGAGTCAAGTGTGTCCCCTGAAAACTTTTGGCGCAGAAGCATTGACTCATGGCATCACGGTGCCGGCCAGTCCCATTACGATCGTGACGATTCTGACCCGTACCGTTTCAACACAAGTGTTGGTGTTGACCCGTGGACTTTCGGTGAATTGTCTTTGCTGAATGATGTTGCGGTTAAAAAAACCACCAGCAACACTAATGCGAAAATGGTTGTGGCTGGTTCGTATGTGTTTTGGTTGGACAACACTGATGTGAAGTATTCGTTGTTGAGTGGTTCCACTTGGGGTTCAACCACAACACTCACAGGTGGCCCTGGTGTGGCGTTCACTGGCATTGCCACGAATGGTCGGTTTGTGTGGGTCAGCGCTGGGGCTAGTGGTGTGTACCAAATTGATGTAACCAGTCCCGGTTCAATGAGTCAACTTGCCTACATGTATAGCAGTCGTACCTGCACAGGGGTGTGGTTTAACAAGGGTAGATTGTTTGCTGCGCAAAATGATGGTTTTTTAAACGAAATAAATTCTGTTTCAGGTAATTACCTTGCCACAACTTTCACCGCTACCGCGAACCCTGTTCTTGTTGATTTGTCTAGCGCAACAAACATTGCCAACAAAATTCCAAACTGGGTTTGGACAAGTAGTGATGCGCTAGGCAACTACCATTATTTTGCTGGCTACTACGGTGACAAGTCAAGTGTGTACAAAACCACCATTTCCGCTAACAACGCACTGAAACTTGATCCCGGTTCAATTGCGCTGGACATGCCTGATGGTGAGTATGTGACTTGTTTGTACTCGTATTTGGGGTACATGTTTATTGGTACTTCCCGTGGGTTGCGCATGGCCGAGCAGGATTCGGGTGGGAACCTTGTTTTGGGTGCTTTGATTGCCACCAGTGGCAGCGTGTTGTGCGCTGAAGGTCAGGATAGGTTTGTGTGGTTTGGTTGGTCAAACAACACTGATAGTGGTTTCTCAGGTTTAGGTCGCATTGATTTAACTGTTTTCAACAAACCTTTGCAACCAGCGTATGCCACAGATTTGATGTCCTCAACGACAGGGAATGTGTCATCAGTTGTCACCACTTCCGACAACCGCAGGGCTTTCATGGTGGTGGGTAGTGGCATTTATGCGGAAACCGCAACCCCAGTTGCTTCAGGTTTTGCCACATCAGGGCAAATCACCCACGGCATCACCGATGAGAAGGTGGCTGTGTTTCAGAAGGTGCGCCACTCCGCGCTCACCTCAACTGACTCAGTAGCTGTATACAACTCCATTGACGGTGACTCGTATGTGCAACTCGGGTCATCCAACACCATTGGTTCGTTACAGTCATCAGATTTTTATGTCGGCAAACGCAACACTTTCATTGAAACAAAACTAGTCATCAACGGCACCTGCAACCTTGCAGGGTTCCTGATGCGCTCATACCCATCCCCCCGCAGGCTCACAAGGTTCACAGTGCCGGTGCTTCTATACGACTCGGTGAACGCCCTGAACCAGCGCGACTACCCACTCGATGTTGGGGTGGAGTATGACGCTTTAACAAAACTGCATTCGGATCAAACAATTGTGGCGTACCAGGAAGGGGAATCAACTTACTCGGTGGTGGTGGATGATTTCTCGTGGATTCCTGAAAAGTATTCCACAAAATCTAGGCGTTTTCAGGGTACACTTGTGTTGGTTTTACGACAGATTGCTTAAGGACAAACATGGCTTCTTTACCTACCCGTAGGCGTTACAAGTTCACTAACGCCCCGGTGGTGACCACACTTGCCACTTCCCTTGATTCAAGTGCCACCACTTTCACTGTGGCTTCCGGCACTAACTGGCCTGCCTCCACTGGCACCAATTTTTGGGTGACCATTGGTGCGGGTACAGCCACCGAGGAACGCATCTTGTGTTCAGGTACTAGTGGCAATACTGTGACGGTTGCTTCAAGTGGTCGAGGTCAGGATGGGACAACAGCCACCACGCACAACGCAGGGGACAGTGTGTGGGTGTCGTGGTCAGCTACGGACGCTGATGAGGCTAACGCGCATGTGTCATCGTCTGCTTCCACCGCTGATGTGAATGTTCATGGTTTGGCTGTTGGGTCAAGTGTTGTGGGTACAAGTGATACACAAACTTTGACAAACAAAACTATTAGTGGTTCATCTAACACTTTCACTTCAATTGCTAAAACTTCTGTCACTGGAACAGCTGTCACTTTGGCTGATACTGGCACTGTCACTTCAACAATGCTTGACACCACTTTGACTGGTAAAACTTTAGCGGGAACAACCACGAACAGTGGAACCATTTCTGGTGGAACAGTTAATGCCACAACTTTGCAACACAACAGCAAAACTTTGCCGCTGGCTTTCTCATCGGGTGTTATCAGTGTTACTGGTAATGGCAGTTCCACTGCTTCAACTTCTATAACTTTCCCGTCAAGCCGGTTCACGCAAATCCCTGTTGTGGTTGCCGATACTGGTAACTCTGATTACATTGCAACTGTTAGTAATCTCACATCAACTGGTTGCGATATTGGTGTGAAGTACAGTGGTGGTTCGTTTACTAATTCGGTTACGGTGCGTGTGTTTGCCATCCAGCAGACTTCTAGCGCGTATGTTGCGGGAACCATGCAGTAATGGATCAAGTGTTGGTCACACTATCTGATGTGTGGGAAGAGTTGAAGGAACAGAAAGAAATCCTGCACTCTATTGCCACCCGCATTGACCGCATGGGGGATGCGGTTGATAATCAGACTGAGAAACTTGCTGACCATGAGAAGCGTTTGCGTTATGTGGAACGGCGGGTGTGGGCGTTACCTTCACTGGCAACAATTGTGGCGGTCTGTTCGTTGCTGTATCAGATGCTACGCTAGCACACAAGTTGTCTAGCGGTTTGTCGCTAGCCTTGTCGCTGGAGGTGTCGTGTCTATTTCTGAGCGTATTGCTGTTGCGAAACCTGTAAAAGAATGCAAAGTTTGCATCATTATTGCTTCCTTGCCTGAACATGACCGGGAACTTGTTGTTTCCCAGTTTGATAAAAACTCTGTTGGGCGTATTGGTTTGCAGAAACTTTCCGAAATTTTGACTGCTGAGGGTTACCCCGTTCACCGGCACACTTTGGCAGCGCATTCAAGGGTGTGTTTATGAGCCTGTCGGAGAAACTAACGAAACATGATGAGCCTAAAGCCCGCGCTGAGATTGGGCTTGATGGTGGGGTTTTGGAAACAGGGCCGTTGGATGAGCCGATTGGTGCTGATTGGTCACCTATTTTGCGTTCCTTTGGTTTAGATCCTGAGGTTTTTCAGGTTGCTAATGACACTGTGCGCATGTCTAAGTGGCAGCAGTCAAAACGGTTGGAGAATGGTGACCGTGATGTGTTGTGGTTGTATTCGTATAAAGCACAGTTCACGCGCTGCACTAAAGCGTTGTTATCAGATGATGATTTTCTCGCAATAATGAACTCGGGTAGGAATGCCCCTAGGAAGCCACAGGAGCCGTTCTCAGGCGCCGGAACCTTTGTTGTGTGTTGGGCTGACTGGCAGATAGGTAAATCCGCTGGTGGTGGCTTTGAGGGCGTTCTTGAGCGTGTCAGGAAGTCGTTCCGTGACACCGAGCGCAGAATCCAAGCGTTGCGCAAACAAGGTGTACCCATTTCCAACATTTGTGTTGCGCTCATGGGTGACCCCATTGAGGGGTGCATGGGGCATTACGAGTCACAACTGTTCACAGTGGAACTAACCTTGCGGCAACAACTACTCGCAGCTTTAGATTTGTATGTAGAAGGCATCAGAACACTTCTACCGTTAGCAAACAAACTAACCGTGGTAACAGTGCTATCCAACCACGGCGAATGGATGCGACGCGCTGGAAACAAATCAGTCACATCCGATTCCGATTCCGCTGACGGGTTCCTTGCGGATGCTTTACAACGCATCCTGGTGGATGAACCAATTGAATGGGTGACACCGCATGATGAAATGACTGTGTTGCATGACTTGTCAGCTGTCCCTGTTGCGTTCACCCACGGTCATAAGATTCCTAGCGCTAACCGTGAACTTGAATGGTTGCGTGGGCAGTCCATTCGATTGTTGCGCGAACATGGCCGCGAACCACGAGTATGGGTAACAGCGCACCGGCACCATTTGAAAGTTGAAGACATGGGGCCGTGGTGGAGATTGCAATGCCCATCAAACGATGGTGGCTCTAAATGGTTTGAGGACACTTCAGGTTCATGGTCAACAGCGGGAACATTAACTTTTGTTGTAGGTTTAGATGATTCCCGTTTCGTTTCCGATATTGCTGTTGTTTAGGAGAATGAATGTCAACCGCTGAAACCGCTGTCAGAGTGTTGAAAGAAGCAGGGCATTTGTTGTCCTACGACCGCAACGCAACCTACGGTGACGCTGTGCATGATTTCCGTCGCATCGGTGAAGTGTGGTCAGCACTACTTGACATGCCCAACCCAATTCCCCCACACACAGTTGCCGCAATGCTAGCGGGAATGAAACTTGTTCGATCACAAATAAGCCCCGAACACAGGGACAACTGGGTTGACGGTTCAGCTTACGCAGCATTGGGGTTCGGTACAATAAACCCATGACACAACTTCCCATCAAACCAGTGGTTCTTCCCGCTGACCTGAAAAACCAAAAAAACGGTCAACTGGATCCAAAACTACTTGTTGATATTCCCGGTGGGAAAGCACATCACCTTGCCGCTAAAGCATGGCTTGCCATGGTTGCGGAAGCAAAAAAAGCCGGCTTGGAGTTGAAACCAACCAGCCCAGCGGATGCGTACCGCACCCTTGCCGTTCAGGAAAAAACTTTTTTTAAAAGGTATGACAACACTAAACGCGACACTCGGCATGAGAAGTATCAGGGTAAGGATTGGTGGTTGAAACCTAAGGTTGCTGGTGCAGCTGTTCCTGGCACTTCGAATCATGGTTGGGGTTTGGCTGTTGATGTTGCGTCCATGAACAGCGCAAAGTTGACATGGTTGCTTGCGAATGTTGACAAGTTTGGTTTTTCGTGGGAAGCGCAGTCGGAGAACTGGCACATCCGTTATGTTGCTGGTGACAAAATTCCTGCTGCGGTTAAGTGACACCAGTCCCTAGGGGGCGTGTGTGGTCTAAGGTTTTGTTGCGCATTGGTGCGGTGTTTGTGGCTAGTGGTTTGTCTGTTATTGGTGCGGGTGCGATTGTTGGTATTGGGGTTTTTAAGTCTGTTTTGATTGCGGGTTTGACGGGGGTTGCTGCTGTGGTTGAGCGGTTGGCCCGCGAGTTTGTTAATGATGGGGTGTTGGATGAGCCTGAGATTGAGCGGGCGTTTCATCAGGATGATAAGCAGAAATGATTCGGTTGAGTAACCATTGGGCTACTGGTACGGCTACGGCGTTGCCCATTTGTTTGTAACGCGCTGAGTCTTTTTGTTCCACGACACCACCGTTTTTGACATCAATGCGGTTGGCTGTCCAGTTGTCGGGGAATCCTTGTAACCGTTCACATTCGATTGGTGTCAAACGGCGAACAATGGTCTGATTCATCACCATTCCAACATGATCTCCATCGCTTTTATCGGAGCGAATAGTTTGTGTGGTGGTATTGAGAGTCTGGTTGTAACCGTCAAATGCCAGCGGCTGCGCCGGTTGCCCGTTGTAACAATTTGTGCAAATGGCAGAAATGTCGCCATTGCTGTAATAAAAATCACTTGTGATGTGTGTGGCGCATTCATGGCAATTTTTGGGATTAGTCACCACCTGCGCTATGAATGTTTGCGCGTGATGTGATTGTACGGATGGTTGTTGTGCTTGCAATGCTCGACTCGTTTCTATTGGTGTTGCACTGAAAGTGTTGGCGTTAGCATCCTCACGAATTGAATATGCGTTTGCTGATTCTGCTACGGCCATGCCTGCTCCATTTTTTCGTAAAGTTGGGAATACTGTTGTGGATGGTTGCGCATCAAGTCCTTGAGTGTGACTGAAACCAATCGGTTCAAATAGCACTTGATCGTTTCCTGTTCCTAGCGTCAATGATTTGTTCTCACTCAACAATGCTCCTTTGCCCCCCCCTGGTTTACCTTCACGCCAACGCATAAGAATCAACACAGTGGCTCTTGTGTCGCCACCGTTATCAAAAATGTTCAATGTTGGTGTGACACCGCCTTCATTCCATGTTTCGTAATCGTCATTGGTTTGCGCTCGGCGTGACTTTGTAAACCACATCATTTTCACTCGTGTTGGTTGTTAGCACTAATGGCATTTGATTTTTATCCAGCATCCGTTGGTCGTTTGATTTCACTGTCAGAGTTGCTGCTTTATCTGACCCATCCCACCAACAGTCTGTGCCGATTCCGCCACTGTTTCCAACGCTTGTTGTAGCGGTTCCGGCAATACCTTGCCCCTGCGGTTCGCTCGCCTGAGAATCCCCTGCGCCGCTTTCGCACTCAAACAATATTT